CCAGCCGTGATGAACAAAGCAAATGAGCTTAGTGGACGTATCCGCGTAGCTCATGGCACATACGAGGCATCTGCGCTGGCGTCTGGTGACGTTATCGAGATGTTTGTCTTGCCTGATGGCGCTCGTTTGTTGACAGGTACTCTTGCGCATGATGCGCTGGGTGCATCAACAACATTGTCTGTAGGTTATGCAGCACACGTAAACGCGGCTGGTACAGCTGTGTCTGCGTCTGCGGCGGCTTACAAAGCGGCAGCTGCGTCAACATCTGCGGCAAAGAACGACATTCTTGCTACTCTAGCTCTAGGCTCAGGCTCAGAGACAGACACAAACGAGGATGGCGTGGCAATCACAGTAACAATGGGCGGTGCAGCTGGCACTGGCACCATTGAGCTGACCATCATGTATGTGGTAGACTAAATTGAGCGGGGCGGGAAACCGCCCCCTCTTTTACATGGAGATAGCGGATGACAAGTACCGTTGATATTGCAAACTATGCGCTTAACACCTTGGGTGCGTCGAACATCACAACATTGGATGAAAACAGCAAACCAGCGCGCATTGTCAATCAGCGCTATGATGCAGTACGTGATAGCGTATTTCGCTCTCATCCCTGGAATTGCCTGATACGTCGAGCGGAGCTTCCCCAGGAAACAGATAGCCCTACATACGGCTATGCGTACCAGTATTCCCTGCCGACTAATCCGTATTGCTTGCGGGTGTTAGAGTTTAGCAACGGCACGTTGACGTTCCCTTTTGACAACATGCGCAGCAACAGTGATACACCAGCGTTTATCATTGAGGGCCGTAAGCTTCTTACGGACGAAGGTACAGCGCGGATCAAATATGTTGCCAGGATTACCGATCCTCAGCAATATGATGCGGGTTTGATCGAGACATTGGCGGCAAGATTAGCATATGAAATCTCGTATGCGATCACAGGATCCACAACAATGCGGCAACTTACAGCTGCGGATTACGATCGTAAGCTAAAAGAGGCTACGTTCCAGGATGCAACCGAGGGCGCACCAGAGCGCATTGAGGCTAACGACTTTATCGAAGCGAGGTTCTAATGGCCCGTTCAGCTCCTTCGCTCAGTACATTTACAGCTGGCGAGATCTCTCCGCGCCTGGAAGGGCGTGTTTCTTTAGAAAAGTATCGTGCTGGCCTATCGGATCTGACCAATATGGTTGTGCAACCACATGGTGGCGTAACGCGGCGTCCTGGCACAGAATACCTGGGAGCGGTTAAAGACAGCGCAGATAAGACCAGGCTAATTCCGTTTCAGTTTAAAACGACAGACACATATATCCTGGAGTTTGGCGATCAGTATATGCGGGTTTTCCGCAATGGTTTGCAAGTTCTGGAGGGATCTTCGCAAACAATTACTGGTGCAACACAAGCGGATCCTGGTGTTATTACAATATCAGGCCACGGCTACAGCAATGGTGATGAAATTTACCTGGATAGCGTAGGCGGTATGACCGAGCTGAATGGGCGCAACTATCTCATTGCAAACGTCACAACGAACACATTTACCCTGCAAGATCTCTTTGGCAACGACATCGATACGACAGGGTTTACTGCGTACACCTCTGGGGGATCTGTTGATAAGATCTATGAGGAAACTACGCCTTATGCGATTGCGGACGTATTTGATTTGCGCTTTGCGCAATCAGCGGATGTTATGTATTTTGCTCATCCAAGCTACGCAATTCGCACTTTGTCCAGGACAAATCACAATGCCTGGACGTTTGCGACAGCAACAATTACAGGATCGCCCAGCCCAGCGCTAACAGGATCTGATAATTACCCAAGCGTGGTTACGTTTTTTGAACAGCGTTTGGTATTTGCGGCAACAAACAACAATCCACAAACAATCTGGTTTTCTAAAAACGCGGATTATTTGAATTTCACAACAGGTTCAGCGGCTGATGATGCGCTAATCTACACGATTGCGTCTAACCAGGTGAATAGTATTCGGTACTTATCGCCTACGCGAGTGCTTACAATCGGCACTTCGGGCGGTGAATATGTGCTTACAACAACCAATAATGGGCCTGTTACGCCAACATCTACAGTAATCCGCAAGTATTCTAACTATGGATCTGCGAATACTGAGCCTGTCCAGGTCGCTGATGTTACCTTGTTTTTGCAACGTGGCGAAAGAAAGGTGCGTGAGTTTAAGTATGTTGGTGAAGTAGATACAGCGGGCTACCAGGCGCCAGATCTTACCGTCCTAGCAGAACACATAACCGAAGGTGGCCTGGAACAGTTTGCGTATCAACAGGAGCCTGAGAATATTGTTTGGGCTGTGCGCAGTGATGGTACTCTTGTCGGTCTAACGTACCGTCGAGAGGAGGACGTTGTTGCTTGGCATAAGCATGTGATCGGTGGCGAGTTTAGTGGCGGTCAGGCAGTAGTCGAGAGCATTGCCACCCTGCCGACAGATACGGGCAATGATGAGCTTTATATGATTGTGAAACGCACAATCAATGGCGCAACTATGCGCTACGTCGAGGTTATGAAAAACTTTGACTTTGGTGGCGCAACAACGTCTGCATTCTTTGTAGATAGTGGCCTAGTTTATTCTGGCAGCTCTGTATCAGGCTTTAGTTCGCTGTATCATTTAGAAGGTGATACAGTTTCTGTACTTGCCAATGGCGCGTCACATCCAGACAAAACCGTGTCAAGCGGTGCAATCACGCTCGATTTCTCAGCAACCAGCGCAGCTGTAGGCTATGGATACACAAGCTCGATGCAGACCTTGCGGATCGAAAGCGGATCTAGCGATGGGGTAAGCCAAGGCAAACCGAAGCGGATCCACGGCATTACGGTTCGTTTGTTCGAGACAGTTGGTGTCGAGGTTGGCAATGATAGCGGCGAAATCGATAGGATCTTTTTCCGCGATAGCTCAATGAACATGGATGAAGCTGTGCCATTGTTCACTGGTGACAAAGAGATTGAGTTTCCTGGTGGTTTTGATGACGATGATAGGCTATACTTGCAACAAACGCAGCCCCTGCCTTTGACAGTCCTGGCGCTGTACCCACGAATGAATACGTTTGACAAATGATAGCTAGACCCTTGACCAGATCACACGTACTGCATGTTGCAGAAAGAGCGCCTAGACAGAACCAGTCTCAGATGGGGTTGGTTCTTTCTAGTTTGCCTGTCTACACAATGCCTGGTCGTGGACTAGCATTGCTCGATGGCGGCGATGTTTATGCTGTTACTGGCCTGGCGCCGTTATGGGATGGCGTTGCGGAAGCCTGGTTTTTGCCGACTAAGGATATGCGTCAAAAGAAAATACAGACAGTTCGATTGGTTCGGCGCGAGTTAGACGCGGCGATCGAGCGTTTGAAATTGCATAGAGTGCAAGCGGTTGTGCGATCTGATTTCGTCGATGCACACAAGCTTGCTAAGTTCCTGGGCTTTCAAAGCGAGGGAACAATGAAAAAGTACGGGCCAGATGGTTCGGATTATGAAAGGTACGCAAAATGGCTGAATCGCTCCCATTCATAATGGCTGGATCCCAGCTGATCGGCGGTGCGTCCGAGGCAGCTGCGGCTAATCGAGCGGCAGAGGCCGCAAGAGCGGTTGGTGAGTTTAACGCCCAGGTTATTGAGCGCGATGTAAACTTGCTGGAAAACCAGCGTACCATCATTAACAATAACTTGCTTATCTCGAATGAACGCAAGCGGATGCAGTTCCGCAAAGTTCAGGGTGAGGTTGTGGCTAACTATGCATTCGCAGGGGTGGATATTTCCCAGGGAACGCCAATGCAAGTTTTGCGCGAGAATGCGCGCGAATTAGAATACGAGATCACGGTGGACAAGTTTAACAACTATGTCACCAACATGCAGATCAACGATGCGCAAGAGGACACCAGGCTTACAGCACAGCTATCCAGGATGGAAGCTGGTGCATCAGCTGCGGCATTGCGCGCCCAGGGTACTGCAAGCCTTATCTCTGGTTTGGGATCCGCTGCGCGGATTGGTTACGAAACAAATATGTTTGGGTGATAATAAATGCGTATTCCTACTTATCGTGTAAGCTCTACCCCAACAGGCGAAGCGCCAGGACGTAGCTTTCGTGCGCGCATGAGCGCAACGCCGTTCATCCAACAGGCGCAAGCTGAGGGTGGTATTGTCAAAGAGTTTGCGCGGCAAGCTGGTGAATTTGCAACCACACGATACAAAGCCGCCAGGGAAACGCAGATTAACGAAAAGATTATTGCTGGCGAAGAAGCCTTGCGCGAAGAAGCGCGGCGATTGTCACAGATTGAAACTGGCAAATTGCGCGATGTTTTCAACGAAGGCGGCAAAGAGGAGGAGGGGCTTTGGTCTCAATCCTCTACATTAACGCGTGAAAAATTGCTCGAAGATGTTAAAGATCGTGAAGCTCGTAGGATCTTAACTGATCGATTTAACCAAATGGAGCTTACCCATAGGTTCCGTTTGCGTGGTACGATCGATCAGAAGATCGACCAGGCTAACCAGGCCGCGCGTACTGCGCGCGCTCAAGGCACAATGACAACAGCGGGCATGGCGAATGACGTTAAGGAGTTCGACCTAGCGCTAAACAACTTTGGGGTTGATAGCGTTCGCTTGGGATCTCTTGGCCTGGGCAACCCAGATGCGCTGAAAAAACAAGAGCTGGCAGTGGTCGTTGGCGCTGTAGACATGCAAGTGTCGCGGTATATTAATGGATCTGAAACACCGAGCAAAGCCCTGGAGGCATTGCGCCAGGCATTGCGTGACGGGGATGCGTCCCTAGCTGGCGATGGTCAGATGGCATTCTACGCTCTCAGCAAACTAGATCTAAATTCGCAAGCTGCGATTTTGAAAAAGTATGGCGGGGCAGCTGACTACATCGATGCGCCAACAGCTGAAGAACAAAAGCAAGCCCGCATTGCTGGGGAATATGGCAAACAAGCGGGCGCCCTGGTCACTGACTACACAAGTCGGATCCAGGAAGGTCAGACACTGCCAACAGGCTCGATCGAGCAACTTATGGAAATTGCAGAAATGGCTTATCCTTCTATGGGGGGTGTTGAACAAGCCGAGCTAAAAGAAGGCATTGAGGATCTGCAATACATCCAGGGATTAGCGACAGCGGTAAAAGGTGTCGCAAACGTCAAAGGTGTTGACGATATGATAATGATGCTGGAGCAAGGCGACCAGTTTGGTGGCCCAGGTATCCAGCCAAGAGAGCAGCTTGGGTTAGAGTTCTTGCGTGGCTTCAAGGCCAACATGGAGAAGCAACTTGAAACTGATCCAATAGGTTTTGCGTCCACCACAGGTTCGGTCAAAATTGCTCCTATCGACCTGTCTCCCCAAGCTGTACAATCTGGACAAACGGGTGTCGCACAGCGAATACAAAGCGCCGTAGCGGTTCGAGGCCACTATGAGCTGACAGGCCCGATGAAATTGCTAACACCCGCTGAGGTAGCATCTTATGCGCCGTATCTAAATCGCGGATCTGCCATTGAGCGGATGCAAGCAATCAACACAATTACGGAACAGTTTGGCGAATTTGCCCCAGCTGTACTGCAACAACTTGCGCCAGATGCGCCAGTGGCTATGCATGTTGCTGGGCTTATGCGTGATGGGATCGGCCCAGAAGCTGAGATCATTATGAACGGGATCGAGGAGATTGCGCAGAATGGCAATCCGATCGAAGGCGCAGATATGCAAAGCGCTGAGGCAGAAATGTATGGGATCCTGGGCGCAGCGTATGAGTTACTACCTGGTAGCCTGAACGCCGAGCTGAAAAAGAATATAAAGGATACTGCCCTGGCATACTATGCCGAAGTGTTATCTCGTAAGGTGGACAAGTCTTATGACAGCGATCTTTGGGAAAAAGCGGTCAACGTAGCAACAGGATATAACCCCAAAACTGGCAAGGGTGGCGTCCAGGATGTACGCGGTACGCCTACATTGTTGCCGCCGAATAGATCCCCAGATGAAATAGAAACTGCCCTGGAAACGATCACGATCGATAACTTTGCAGAGATTGCAACGTCCTCAGGTACAATCGATCAGGAAACGTTTGATGATATTACATCAGACGATAACTATAACTTACAAGTGTTGGGTCGGCGCAATGGCAAGATTGTCTATGGAGTTGTGTACGGCAACTATGGTGAAAGCGGCTACGCAATCATTACGGATCCAGATGGCAACGATATTAACTTTACAGCTGAGGAACTAATCAAAGCTTCTCGCAGAAAAGCCCAGCCTCGTGTAGAAAAAAGTGAACCTGTCGTACAGGAAGCGCCGAAAGACCAGGCGTTTGACCCATTAAACTATGACCCAGAAACGCAATCAGCTCAGGCTCATAGATGGATGGTCGGCGTAATGTCCGATGATCCTAAAATACAAGAAAGAACAGTAGATCATTTTGTCAACGTGTTTAATGAAAATGGCTTCAAATACGATAGTTATGTTTCCGTAATGAATGCGTTGCGAGAAGCAAAAGATCAAGACGCGGGATTTGATTTGAGGGATTATGACAAATCATCTTCAAAAGATCGCAATAGAGCGACAACCGAAATAATGCGTATCATAGAAAATGATTTTGACATTGATACTGTTACAGCAAGCGAGGTTCGTGCTTATCTGCGAAAAGAAAAGATCCCTCATAGCAATCAAATGATTGAAACGGCTTTGAACTTAGCGAAGGAAAGAGCAAGTGAGTAGTTACTTACCAGACCAGGTAAATCCGCTTTCGTTTGCAACTACGCCGCGCCGTAGTAAACCGACAGGCGGTTTCGTAGAAAACCTGTCTAAGTCTTTCGATGCTAACTTAATGCAAAGCGGATCCTCTGAGGAGCGGTTTATTAAAGAAGCTTGGGATCCAATCGTTGAAGAAATCGAAACATTAACGGGTAAATCTTTCAGAAACCCTGGCGCGTACATTCGCCCTAATGTGTTTGAAATCCTAAGTGGTGAAGCCGCCAGGTTCTATGGCCCAGCGCGCTACAGCTACGAAACAAACGATATTGAAACGTTTGTGCGTGACAATCGTGACCAGTTGCCTGAGGAGCTGGTTGTTTCTGTCCTGGATCAAGATCGAGATAAGTCCTGGCGTGAAGCTGCGCGCGAGAAGTTTCACCAGGAACAAGGGGAGCTTGCCGAGCTGACAGAGCGCTCTCCTGGGATTGGCCCTGGCACTGCGCGTGTTCTGGGTATGCTTGGGGCGGGTGCCGAGGATCCAATTAACCAGGCATTCATGGTTATCCCTACTGCGCGCCTGGGCAAAAACTTCCTGGGCCTGGTTGCGGGTGAAGCGTTCACAAACGCTACAGTCGAAATGATCCAGCAGCCAGACGTTAAAGATTGGTATGATAGCCTGGGGATAGATTATACCTGGGAAGATTTTGTTGCGAACGTTGGATCAGCTGCCGTAATTGGTGGTGCATTCCCTGTCGGCATCAAGATCGGGACAGAAACTGTAAGGCTAACAGCTGACCAGGTGCGCCGTGGCGCCCAGGTTATAAGCAATGCAGCGGGTCGCAAATCAGCTGGGCAAGAGGCAGCGGAGTTACTCGACGAGGCAGCACAATCTATTACAGACAGCAATCCTCTAGGCAACAAAGCAGTAAACCAGGTCGAACATCAATCCAGGTTAGAAGAAGCCACGGTCGCATTGAACGATGGTGAATTGCCTAAGATCTCAGAAGCCCCTAGATCTGAGGTGCAGCTCCCAGAAAACATAAATGAAGCAACAAACTTGCGCGGCGTGGTCGATGAGTTTGATCCGAACGAGATTGGCGTAGATGCTAAGACGTTCCAGTTCAAAGAAGGCGGCGACATATACGGTGTTACTGACCGCCTAGAAGGTGTGACGCAGTGGGATCCTATCAAAGCGGGCATGGTAACGATCTATGAATACGCTGATGGAAAACTGTTTATTGCAGATGGGCACCAGCGCTTAGGTCTAGCCAAGCGTATCTTAGACCAGGATCCTAGCCAGGATGTACGCATGGTCGGGTATCGTTTGCGCGAAGTCGATGGCATTACGCCTGATGATGCAATGGTGATTGCAGCGTTAAAAAATATTGCGGAAGGCACAGGCACTGCGATCGATGCAGCTAAGATCTTGCGCGTAGCGCCTGATCGGATCTCTGAGCTACCGCCTAAATCTGCATTTGTTCGCCAGGCAAATGACCTGGCACGTTTGGGCGATGATGCCTGGGGCATGGTAAAGAACGAGATTGTCGCACCTAACCATGCGGCAGTCGTTGGTCGTTTGATCGATGATCCTGGTATGCAAAAGGCAGCGCTCGATGTTTTAGCAAAGACTGAACCCGCAAATGAGTTCCAGGCAGAAGCTATTGTTCGCCAGGTGCGCGAAACAGAAATGGTTACTGAGACCCAGGAGAACTTGTTTGGTGAAGAAGTTTTAACGCAAAGCTTGTTTACTGAACGCGCAAAAGTTCTTGATCGTGCGCAAAAGCAGCTGCGCAAAGACAAAAACGCATTCCAAAACCTAATTACTAACGCGGCTCGATTAGAGGGTGAAGGTAATAAACTTGCGCAAAACGCTAATGAAAGAAGGGCTAACGACGATGGCAAAGCGATCTCGCTCCTCCAAAGCCAAGCAAACCGTAAGGGAACCCTCTCAGATGCCCTTACCGCTGCGGCAAGGCAAGCAAAAGAAACAGGCAACTACAACGCCGCTACAAGAAGCTTTCTCGAAGATGTCAGACGAGCAATTTCAGATGGCGAGTTTGACCGCGCAGAAACTAGCGATGTTGGACGCACTTTCGATGCTCCAGAAGAAATCCCGACTATACGAACAGATGCAGAGGAAATCGAGCTAAACCAGTTCGATGATATGTTCGGCCCTGGCATGGAACGCCAGACGAGCGCCCTCGATGCAGGGTTGCGCCAGGATCTGACAGATCCACAAATACAGCGCCAGGAACTGAAACGCCTGGTCGATGATGGCGCGCCAGAAGAACAAATCATTAATCATCCAGCAATCGTTGATGCGATAGCCCGCATGGAGGAGATCCCGCTAACCAATGAGCGCCCTGGTTATCCTAAA